CCTGTTTCAAGTGGGTCAATGGAGGCAGAGTCTGCTGCGATTATGGATGCCGAGAAATACTTTGGCAATCCAGAGAAACCAGAACAGAAACAGCTGTACCAGCAGTGCATGACGAACCGCTGGCTAGATTCATGGAAAGAAGCCTTGTCACAAGCCCTGTGCCTGTGTCAGCAGTATTTGTCCCCTGAGTTTGTCGCAAGGCTAACAGGTGGTTCAGTTGAAGATATTGCTGTCCAGCAAGATGACATTGCTGGACGATATGACCTAAGCCTTCGGTTTAATGTCGATACTCTTAACCCAGAATTTATGGAAAAGAAGATTGATGCGGTAATGAAGCTTACTCAGTTCGATGTGACTGGTGCTCTTGACCGCAATAAGCTTTTGGAAATCATAGCCGAGTCAATTGACCCAATGTTAGCAAAGCAAGTGGTCATGGATAAGGCAACAGCAGCCCAGAAGGAGATTGAGGATGAGCAAAATGCGTGGATTAAAATTATCAATGAAATCGAGCCAATACCCAAGGAGGGAGTTAATTTTCAGCTTCGCCAACAAACAGCTCAACAAATTATCCAAACTTCTCAAGAGCTACAGAAAAAGCTCCAAGAAAAACCACTTGTTAAGCAATTGTCGGATAATCGGATGCAATATTTGCAGTTCGGAATACAGCAAATGGAAAACGCGCAGATTGGAAGAGTGGGAGTTAAATCGGTCACTGGAGGATACTGATGTTTAAATTATTCCGTAAGAAATCGAAGCTAGTAAAGTACCCTAACCCAATGACGGCAGATGAAGTCGCTCAGGCTTTTGGAGATGTTGGGGATGGCAGTAAATTGTGGCAAGCGTTAGACACTATAATAGACTCAGCCCTTTTGGATTCAGTCAATGATGTGGCAGACCCAGCAAGTGATCCACAGAAAATGTCACATGCAGCTGGGAGGATTGATGCCTTGGCTACATTAAAAACACAAATAGAGGAATTTAAAAAATGGAAGAATGGGAAGATATCCTTCAATCAGAGTTAGGCGAAAAATGTAATGATTATTTAACGAAAGGTTTAACCATCCGTCAGGTAATAGGAGTACTGGAAACACTAAAGGCAGAGCTACTGCCCTCTATAGTTATCTTTGACGAAGAATGAAGTCTTTCGTATTTGCCAGCGATTTGCATGGTGATAAGCAGGACTACGATGCAGTAGCTCATCTGCATAAATTCGTAGATGATTTCAAGCCTGATGTCCGTATATTTGGTGGAGACCTATTTGATTTTTCTCCACTAATGAGATCCGCAGACGCTGCTGAGCGAAATGCAAGTATGGAGGCAGATGTGGAGGCTGGTATGGAGTTCTTAAAAGAGTTTAAGCCTCACCATTTTTTGCTAGGCAATCATGATGACCGATTATGGCAGACAGCCGAAAAGCACAGCTTAGGCATAATTAGGGATACAGCGAAATTAGGTATAAGGGACATTGAGCAGACCTGTCGCTCTATTAAGTGCAAGATGTATCCATATGATGTCGATAAGGGCATTTTAAAGCTTGGTAAAATAAAATTCTGCCATGGTTATTTTCATGGCATTACAGCCACAAAGAGACATGCGGAAACTTTTTCTGAAGAGGGTGGGCTGGTAGTGCATGGACACATTCATTCTTTACAGTACCATTCTATTCCGAAGCAAGGTGGTGGTGCTGGAATTAGTGCTGGCTGCTTGGCTACTACTGCGATGGATTGGAATCGGGCTAAGGTTAACAGGTTGGCTCACGAGGCTGGCTGGGTTTACGGATATTTTTCTAACAAAGGTTGGGCTGCTTATACAGCTAAGCGAATGGGTAGCGAGTGGTGCTGGAGATGAGCTGGGCATCAAAGCTGGAAGATTTGCATGACGATAGTGCAAATAAACCAAGCGGTAAGGACTGGTTTACCATTACTGATTTCAAGGAGGAAACTGGGTATGGTTTTAACAAATGTTATAAGCTAGTGAACCAAGCTATCTCAGAAGGAAAAATGGAATGTTACTCAGGGTCAGAGTACTCAAAAAACCAAAAACAGTTAGTTCGCAGGAACTGGTATCGTTTTATTGAGCCCAACTAGGGTAAGCGTATTGACAGATTGTTAAGCGACAAAAAGTTTTATCTTAACATTCGTCCGTGACGATCTTCACGAGATTACAATTCCAACGCCAGTGAATTAAAAACTATGGTAGACACAATAAACGAGGTCGCACCTCAAGAAACAGCAGAGACAGAATCAGATAGCTTAATCGATCTAGGAGAGATTATTGAATCTTCAGGGTTGAGCGAGCAGTTCATTGACAATGTAGAATCAGAAACCGAAGAGGTTGCTGAAGAAGAGCAGGAAGCAATTGAGGAGTCAGAAGAGATGTCCGAAGCCACTGAGTATACAGAGGTAGAGGAAAAACCTGAAGACTCTGAGGGTGTTAAAAAGCGGATTGGTAAATTGGTTGAAGCTAAGAATGCAGCTTTGGCTGAAGTAGAAATACTTAAAGCTGAACTAGAGAACACTGCTAAGGTAGAGCAAGCACCAAAGCCAGTACAGGCTCAGGGTGTTGACCGCTTTAGTGATGTCGAGAATATGCAACAGCTCCAGCAGCGTGAGGCAAGTGCCGAGCACTTAAGGGAGTGGCTTTTAGAAAATCCAGACGGAGGTGAGTATGAGGACATGGTTGGTGAGACCCATGATGTTGAATACGATCAAGCCAGAAAACTGATGGTGGAAACAGATAGGGATCTTAGGAAAAATATCCCTAAAACCGCATCAAGGTTAGTGGAAAAACAAAAGCAAAGCCAAATTGCAATTCAGACTTTCAAGTGGATGTCCAATCAGGGTAGTGCGGAGTCTCAGGAAGTTGAAAAGCTACTGACCAATAATTCACATCTGGCTGACTATGTTAAGACTGACCCTTTTGGGCTAATAACATTAGGATACGCAGTAGAAGGCTTTAAGGCTTACAGAGAAAATGCTGTAAAAGCAAAAGCTGGCAAACAACCAACCGCTCCGAGTCTTCCAACTGCCCCAAGTCGATCACAGAGGTCTGTGGTAAAGGCAAAGGGTAAAGGGAAAGACGCACTTCTTAAAAAAGCAGCCTCTGGTGACATTGATGATGCAGCGTCTTACATAGAATCATTACTTTAATAGGAGGAAAAAATCATGGCTGGAATAGTTGAAAGATCACAAAATTTAAAGAGGGAAGACTTGTCTTCGCTTCTCAGTATTATAGATAAAAAAAGTACACCATTTTTATCAGAAGTTAAAAAAGGCAGTGCACCACGCAACTCACTTTTAGAGTGGGGCGTAGATAAGCATAAAATTAATAATGTACAGGCTGCTACCTACACAGGTGGAGTATCTAACAAGATCCCAGTGGATGGTGAGGATACCACCAGTGCAGACTTCGAGAATTACGATGACCGCGCAAAGTGCCAAGTTTATGTGCAGTATGCTCGCAGATTCCCAAAGGTTTCTCGCTTGGCTGACATGACTTCTGACATCGCTGGAGTCGGTTTTAAGAAGGAAATGAGCAACTCGATTGCAAAAGCATTGGTCACTCATAAAAGAGATATAGAGAGTACTCTATGCTCTTCTCAGGAGACCAATCAGGAGAACTCTTCTGATCCATATCAGACTCGCGGACTAGGTAAGTGGGTTAGCTCAACAGCACAGGCAACTCTTCCAGTTCCTACATCGTTCTTGACTCCATCAACATCGATCAAGACATCTTCTGCTGCTACTGCTAAAGAAGAAGACATTCGTGACATCCTCCAGAGCATCTATGAGCAGACTGGTGAATCGGACAAAACCTTTTTTGGTCTTTGCGGAACTGCTGCTAAGAAAACCATTTCTGAGTTTACGCTGTTTAGCCCAAGAACCAATAATCTGGTAGTCTCTAATCGTGACACTGATGAGGGACGCTTGAGTGCTGCGATTGACATTATCGAAACTGATTTTGGTACTGTTGGGCTTCAATTATCGAGCTTTCTTGAGCAAGACGCTCGCTCGGCTGGTGTTTATGATGCCACTGTAGGTCAAGGTACTTTATTCATTTTGAATAAGCCACAGCTAGAGGTTTCCTTCGCGGAAAACACAAATGTCCGCGAGCTTCCTGATCTGGGTGGTGGTGCTCGTTCATTGATCGAGTCTGTGTTTGCTCTCAAGTCTTACTCTGGTGGACTTGACCACGGCAAATACACGATAACCTGATTCGTTTTCTTACGCTCAGCGATGCTCGATTCTAATAAAGAAATTGTAGTTGATGGGGTTAACTACACTGGTGAGGTTTGGGATATCTTTGCCAACCAATTTAGATCCGAGCTCGCTAGAGCGGAAGAAGAACAAATCAAGTTGATGCAAGCTGAGCGTCGATTGACTGGCGGTGAGCGAAAAAATTTAGACTTTGGGTATCTTAGATATAAGCTCTGCCCAGAAGTCTATAATTTTTGGAAGGACAAGATCCATGAGAATATTTGGCAGGACAAGGGTTTTAAAAAATGGTTAGACAATCGTTTCGGTGATCTAGTTAAAATTAAATCAGTCTCTGACAAAATTATTGTCTGATGAGAAGCATTGCTTATTCGGCAATCGAAAGGGGTGTTGCAGCAACTGCTGGAGTAGACCCAACCAGTATTCTTAGCCATGAAAAAGTACTACTGGCAGAATATATAACTGATGCGGTAAAGTACTGCTGGGATTATTATCCATGGGCAGAATTTACTAAGACGGAAGTAAGATATTTCCGTGACGAATTTGATCCGTCTAGCACCTATCCAGTAGGTAGTGAGGTTTATTATGACGGAAAGTATTATAGAAATTACCAAGAGGCTACAGGAGGCACTCCATTAGACTTAGTGTTTTGGTATGAAATTGGTGACATTGATGATGCACCAGAATGGACGGAGAATGGCTGCTACTATATAGGGGCTAAGGTTCGGTATAAGAACAAACTTTACCTTTGCGTCAGCGAACCAACTGACCCGATAGCGGCTTACGGCAACCAGCCATGTTGCTTTGAGGTAAATGGAATAACGCCAGAAAGTTCAAACTTTATTGAGATAAGCATTAAGTTTGATCGCTACATTTCCTATGAGCAAGTCGGTAGAGATATTATCGGAACTTGTTTATCTATTACCCTAGAAGATCCTCGGTATAATGATACGACTCCATTGAACTGGAGAGAGGGCAGGGAAGGAATTTATATAGACCCATATGACAAAACCTTTAATGAGGTCTGGGTTCGGTACAGGATAGAGTCCCCAGTTTTTAATGCGGACAGTGCTGACGAAGAAGTTCCAAATTTCTTAGCACAGGCAATAAAGGCTTATGCGTATAAACACTGGCTGGTGGGGGATGGTCAGCACGAGAAGGCGCAGTTACAAGACATGTATGGGCTTGACTTGCTAGTTCGTGAGCTGGACAAGCTAGACAGCCAGCAAGACAGGGCTGCACCCTTTACGATCACAAAAGAGCCTTACAGGAGGCTTAATGCAAAGCAGAGCCATAAAGCACCAATCACTGCTGAGCAAATTGCAGCAGTCAAGAAAGGGCTCGCAGAAATTGCCATGTCAGTGGACACAGATTTTAAGGGTAAAAATGCTGTGGTTAAGGCAATTATCGATGGTGACCCAATACTGGATCTTATTGTAACAGCACTTAATATCGTGCGGAAAGGTTACCCACAAATCTTCTTGAGGCTGAAGCCTGATGTCCGTGCAAAGAACGCAGCCCAGTACAGAGAGGTACAGGTGTTTACTAAGGTTTACACAGGCAAGGCTTACCGCTCAATAAACATTGGTCAGGTAAAAGCCCTGAAGCTCAATGTAGTGTGGAGTCCTCCGATAAATGGCAGGGTTAATATTTACTCGTCTCAGGTTGCAAGAAACTGCGTCAAGCAGTCTACCATTAAGGTAATGCCCACAAGGGTTTCTTGTGATTCGGTAATTGGCTACAATCCAGTTAAGTTTGGGAACGCTTATCTGGCTGCTGTAATTACTGCACAAAATGTCCAAGCTAAGAATATCGTCGGACAGGGTGTAAGTGTTGCACCTGTCCGTATAGATGGTGTCTTTAATGGCAGGAATGTAGTGCAGCGAGGTTACAGCACGGCTGCAATAGCAATCACAGACATAACACAGGGCGATAATATAGTTGTTAAGGGTGTAACAACATCCGCAGTGTCAGTTGTTACTCAAGTACTTGGTAAGAATGCAATAGTAAAAGGAGAGTCAACTGTGGTGCTTACTACCAGTCTTATTGCAACTAGTCACAGAGAGAGACTCAGGGAAGCATCAACTGTCATAACTTATAAAATTACTAATGGTCGGGATAGTGTTGTACAGCTATGGAACAGTCGAACAACGCCACAAACTGACAGTAGGCTTAATTTATCAAGTATACCATCGGCTGGTTCAGGCAGTGTCAGCCATATATTATTCGAAACAATGGGAAGAAGGACGCAGCCAGAAACAGGGCAAAGTTATTTACCCACAATGGCTACAAGACTGGCATCTGTAACACTGCAAGAATTTTTCAGTACAAACCAGCAGTTTAAATTAGTACATACTAGTGAGTTTGAGAATGAATCATTTTTTAGTGGAAAGTCAGTAAAGTGGTATGACTTGCCTAACACTTCCCTTTCTCAAAATGATGGTTTCCATACAACCAGAAACATTTATGAGGATATGCTGCTAGTGGGGCAAACTCCGATAAATATTCATGTGCCAGAACACACCAATGGGGAGTCAGAGGAAAATATTCAAGGCTATTTAATTGCATATTTCCAAAAACCAAGAATTAATCAGAGCAGTCATTCGGGTACACGCCAAATGTATTTTGGCTCACTTAGTGAGCTGTTACCGCAAAACACTACATCAAATAATGGGTATGGTGAGTTTGATCAGATTGCAGCTTCTTCACCTAAAGCAAATCACCCTCGCGGTTTATTTTCTGATAATTTTCAGTATTGGTCTGGGAATGAAAATGATGCATTCGCATGGCAGAAAAATAATGGGTATATGATTAAGTTTAGGATCTTATTAGAAAATGCAAGACCTACTACACCCTACGGCTTCGGTTACGGCGCTAATGACCTCATTCTTGATAATTATGATTATCTGCAATCAATATATTTAAATTCATCAGTTAGTAGTGGAACTTTAGGCAGTAATACATATCAAAAAACTCCTGTAACTGTCACAGGTGCATACTGTTTAGATCCAAATTACTCGCTAGATTTTGACAATCCTACACAACCAAAAGATACTGGTTTGATTCAAAATGTGATATTTGCAGCACAAAAAGAAAGTGCAGATTTATCTGGTCAGTACTGGAAATACAATCAACCGCCAGCCCCTTACAGGGAGCACGCTATTGTGCACGACAATACAAGCCAAGATCCTTGGGATACTCGCACGGCACTATACACTGCTGACCCCTCATGGAATCAAGCAAGTATGCCATTTACATGCAATGTAATCCCAGATGGATTGCCAACAACTTTTCCAGAAACATTTGGGGAGTCGGCACACTTAGACTGGGCAAATAATGACTGGGTAACCATAGGGCAATGCACCAATAAGAATGTGGTTATTGCAGAAAAAGAATAATTTTAACCAACTAAAAAAAAGAGAGGATATATAAAATGAGTCAAGCAACAGATTATTTAGAGGAGAAAATTTTAGATGCCATGGCAACGCTGGGCAGCTTTGATTTTGCTTCTGGAACAGTAACGAGTGGATCAGGTGGATACATTGGTCTTTTTACTTCAGCGCCTTCTGACAGTGCTGCTGGGACTGAGGTTTCAGCATCTGGTACTGCCTACACACGGATTCAGATTGGATCAGCTGGACAAGGTAGCTTCAATGCAGCATCTGGTGGAGAGATTGACAATGATGCAGAGTTCCGCTGGGCTGATGCTTTAGCTGACTGGGGAACGATTACCCATGTTGGGCTATTTGATGCATCCACTGGTGGAAACTTGTTGGTCTACGGACAGCTTCAAAGCTCTGTTGTCATCGAGCTAGGTGACATCTTTAAAGTTCCAGCAAACGGATTTACGATTCAGATGAACTAATGCCCTTGTGGGCTATAGTTTTAATA